TCCGTAGCGGCATGATGAAGTCTGGCCTTGGTTATGATCGCTTCTTCCGTGATCAGACTGTCATTAAGCATACTACTGGCACGTTCTCTGCTGGTGGTACTGTTAACGGTGGCAACCAGTCCACTTCTACCTCTGGCGGCAACATCACAGTTAACGCGATCACTGGCACGCTTAAGAAGGGTGACATCATCACCTTCGCTGGCGTGAACGCTGTGAACCGCGTCACCAAGGATAGCCTTGGCACACTTCGTCAGTTCGTTGTCACTGCTGACGTTGCCAACGGTGCAACTTCGATCCCGATCTATCCGGGCCTGATTGCTTCGTCTACTGGCGTTGCCGGTGGTCCTGAGCAGCAGTACCAGACGGTTGACGCTTCGCCGCTCAACGGCGCCGCAATGACCCTGGTTACGCCCGCTGGTTCGGTCTATCGCAAGTCGCTGGCTTACACGCAGAAGGCCGTCACGATGGCTTCTGCTGACCTTGTTATGCCTAAGAAGGCTGTCGAGGAAGCTGCGCGCACGTCTTACGATGGCGTGTCCATGCGTATGCTGACTGACTACCTTCCGATGACTGACCAGTTAGCCACCCGGCTGGATGTTTTGTTCGGGTTCCGTTACATTAGACCAGAATGGCTCTGCGTTGTAGCGGATCGCGTGTAGTTGATTATTTTCAGTAATTAAATTTTCTGAAAATAGCTTGATTTATCCACTCAGGAGAATAGAAAGAGATTTCTAGAAACCTGAGTGGATAGACAAATGACTCGGACTTATGAATTTCCTAAAATTACTTGTGCTGTAAATGGTTGCGGAAAAAATATTTATGCTAAAGGTTGGTGTCGTCCTCATTGGCACAGAATGCATAAATACGGAAGATTGGAAAAAATAGTAGGATTGATAAAAGGAAATTGCACAATTGAAGGATGCAATGAAAAAATTAAAGGTTTAGGACTTTGTAAAAATCACTATTCTCATTTTAGAATGTATGGTGTTCATCCAAACGAATATAATCAAAAATTAAAAGATCAAAATTATGTTTGTGCTATTTGTGAACAACCTGAAGTTTGTATTCATCCAATAAGTAAAGAAGTTAAAAAACTTTCTCAAGATCACTGTCACAAAACTGGAAAAATGAGAGGTTTACTTTGTACCAGATGTAATCATTTTCTAGGTAGAGTGAATGAAGATATAGAACTTATCGATAAAATGAAGCAATACTTGCTAAAATATAAGGAAAATTAAAAATGGCATTCATAAGCTTTCCAGAGCCTAAAGATTTAGAATTGCCCATTAATGATGTCATATTGGATGGCCGTCCTAAGAATTTCCAGAAATGGGACGTTTCCAATCCCCATCCTGGCTACGGCAAAGACCCGAATATCCTCAATGAGTACGGTCACACCAAATACCCTATGTGGGTAGGTAACGTGATTGTGAACAATGAGGAAGAGGAAAAGGCTGCTCACCGTGAGACCGCTAAGGCTCCTGCTGAAGCTGCTAAGCCTGCTGCTAGTGGCTGGGGCAAGTAATTAATGGCTACAGCGCGAGATTTCATCACATTAGCAATGAAAGAGGCTGGCGTGCTTGGCTTAGGCCAATCGCTCAATGCTGAGGACATTAATGATGGTTTCACGCTGCTGAACAGGATGCTTGCTCAATGGCAGAAGCGCCGTTGGTTAGTTCCTAACCTGTATGACGTTTCTGCTATTGGAAATGGTTCTAAATCCAATCTGATTGGTCCTGGTCAATATTACAACGCAGCTAGACCAGATAAAATTCAAGCTGCTTATTTTAAGCAGTTGAATGGAGGAGGGGGAAGCAGTCAAGTCAGCTACCCCCTTATTCCTATCTGGAGCTATGAAGATTACTCGCGCATAGCTCTTAAGGATTTGCAGTCTTGGCCTCAGTATTATTTTTATGATGCTGCTTTTCCTTATGGGAATGTTTACATTTGGCCTGTGCCTACATCAGCTTATGAAATTCATTTAATTTGTAAAGGACCAATTGGCTTTACCATTGAATTGAAAGATGGGAATATTTCTGTTGCTGGTGCTGGATATGCTGATGGTGTTTATTCAAATGTTCCTTTCACTAATATATCCGGCTTTGGTAATGGAGGCTCTGCTGACGTTACTATTATTGGAGGCATTGTCACTACTGTAGTTATTCATGATCCAGGCAGTGGATATAAGATAGGCGACAGTCTTACTATTTTAACTAATGCTCTTGGCGGCTCTGGCGCTGGTTTTATTTGGACTGTCACTGCTGTTACTGATGACTTAGATGCTGAATTCAACATGCCTCCTGAGTATGAAGAGGCTATTCATTATAACTTGTGCGTTCGGCTAACCAGCATGTACCAGCTTCCTCCTAATCCTGTGCAGGGAGCTTTAGCCTCTGTTGCTTTGAATACTATTAAACGTGCTAACGCGCAAATTCCTAAACTTCGCATGCCTCCTGCCTTACAATTTGGTGGCAATTATGGATTTTATATTTTTAATGCGGACCAGCAGTAAAATGAGAATTTTAGCTTATATTTTAATTTTGCTGCTGACAGCCTCGAATGCTTTTGCACAAGGCTCTAGGCAAATTCAATCCAGTGATGTTACTGGTGCTCTAGGATATACTCCTTTGCGCTCTATTGGCGCTATGACTGGCCCTGCTATTTTATGTGGCACAGGAATAAGCTGCTCACTGAATACTATTTCTGCTACATTAGCTGCTGGAGGCTCTAGCGGTCAAATCCAATATAACAATGCTGGTGCATTAGGTGGTTTTACTTTAAGTGGAGACGCTACGGCAGATACTTCTACAGGTGCTCTGACATTAGCCACTGTTAATGCTAATGTTGGAAGCTTTGGTAGCGCTACGCAATGTGCTACTTTTACTACTAATGGAAAAGGTTTAATTACTGCTGCTTCTCAAACAGCTTGCTCTCCTGGTATTGCTTCTATTACTGGACTTGGGACAGGTGTATCGACTGCTTTAGCTATCAGTGTTGGATCAGCAGGAGCATTAGTTACTAATGGAGGAGCTTTAGGAACTCCAAGCTCAGGAGTTGCAACTAATCTAACAGGCACTGCTTCTGGTTTAACTGCTGGTGCTGTATCTGTTAGTGGCATTACTGGTGCTGGTGCTGGCTGCATAACCTTTTTAACTACACCTTCTTCAGCTAATTTTCGTGGATGCTTAACTGATGAAACTGGTACAGGCTTAGCTTATTTTCAAGGTGGTGCTCTAGGAACTCCTTCTTCCGCAACTCTCACAAATGCAACTGGACTGCCTCTTGCTGGTATCTCAGCTATGGCAGCAGATACGGTAGCAGCTAATGCTACTGGAGGATCAGCTTCGCCAACTGCTGTTGCTATCGGCTCTTGTAGTACTGCATCCAGCGCTTTGACTTATAATACCACTACTCATGCTTTCGGATGCAATACAATTTCCGGTGCTGGTACTGTTACTACTACAGGAACTCCAGCTAATGGAAACTTAACTAAATTTTCTGGCTCTACCTCTATTACTAATGGTGATCTTTCAGGAGATATCACTACTTCAGGAACATTAGCTACTACTTATAATAATGTAGTTCCTACAGCTAAAGGGGGTGTTCCACAAGGTGCTTGGTCTACTTATACTCCTAGTCCTACTTGTTCTGGTGGAACAATTACTACTAATTCTGCAAGATTTCAACAGATCGCTCCTAAAAGCGTTCTTTGGCAAATTGAATTAACCGTAGCTACTGGACCGTGCAACACGACTTCATCTCAAATGACATTCACTCTTCCAAGTACAGCGCAATCAGCCGGTAGTGCGGCAGGATGGGAGAATGCTGGGGGCGTTAGCGTCTTTTGCTCGGTGCTAGCGTCCAGCGCGACAATGAGTTGCAGAAGTTCTGCTAATTTAGCTGCAACATCGCATGTTTTACTTTCTGGTATTTATGAAAATCAATAATTGATTGAAATATAAATGTCTCGTTTGCCATTAATTTCAGCATCATATGCAGGACAAAGCGTTATAGCCAGTGGGCAAGAATGCGTAAACTTGTACGCAGAAATAAATGCCAATGTTGATCCTCAAGCACCTGTTCCAATTACTTATTATCAGACACCAGGTACAACTTTATTTTCTAATACAGGTGTTAATGCAAAAATCAGAGGAGAATACAGAACTAGCATAGATACTGCTTATTTTGTGGTTGGTCCTAGTGTTTATTATTTAGCTTATGATCCTGTTACTCAATTAGCAACAAATATACATATAGGAAATATAGCTGATACTCCAACTCAAGTTTATTTTAAAGACAATGGACTGTGTGTTGTTTTAGTTGATGGTGTTAGCGGCTATGTTATAGACATGGCATC